GGCAGAAGTAGCATTGATGTACAAAAACAAATTGTCAGTTAAACGCTGTATTTGAGTGTACTCACCGAGCAGTGTGCTGGTTTGTGGCACAGTGGCAAATGGGCCACCTGTAATTGTTCCGGGGCCGGTTATACTTGTTCCAGAAATAGTAAGAACAGCATGAGCTGTAACGGCACACGCATTTGCTACATAAAGCGTTGTATCAGAAAGTCGATACGCCCATACAGGATTTTGCAAGGATATAGCTGTTAGGGGGTTACCAGCACCAGCAGTAGCACTTAAAGGAGAAATTGTAAATCTGGAGCCAACTTGAAAACCGGGAGCTAAAGAAGTATCTACAGCATATGCGGCTAATTGCTGGTTAGTTGCTGTGTTATCTGCATGAATTACTACATAATTAGTAGCTGTAAGTTTAACAACAGTGCAAAAGTTTGTAGATGTAAGTGTATTTTCAGTTACTGGGCCACCGTTAGTTGGCAGGGGTGCAGATACGGTAATATAAAAAGGGCGGACATCATCACCAACAAGCGACCATTTTCCTGCTGCTGTGCTGATGTCGTACAAATAGCAAGTTGCCGTTGAGTTAGGGCCAACAGCACCAATAAGATTGCCTGCGTTATCGTAAACGCCAAACGGGTTGCCACCCTCATTCCTAAACACAAACTTACCGTTAGAGATTGATAGCGTATTAGCGGCAGGCAGCGTAACCCTTACGAATTCTGCAACACTAGTAAACTCAAACACTCGAGCAGATGCGTTTGTAAGAGTTAAGTTAACGTTAAGTGTTGTTACAGACCCAGTAGCCAACTGAAAGTTATTATCCACATACTGCTTGGTAGCAGCCTGAAGGGCTAGAGTTGGGTCTTGAGCAAGCGTGAACGTACCAGACGCAGGGTTCTGGATAAAGTTGCCTGTTAAATCAATCGGGCCAGTAACGTCTAGCGTACCAACCACGTTGGTTCCTGCAAGGTCGGTAGTTCCCAAAACATCAAAATTGCCGCTAACCGTACCACCTGCTTCATCCAGCGGTGTGTACCCAATATTAGATACTGCGGCACCCGGCGCAAGTTTTGGCCCTGTTACCGAACCGTCTTGGTAGTCCGCTGTAGAAAGCGGGACTGGGGTAGGTTCTCTTCCAATATAGCTCATAGCTACCTCTTACGTAAGTTCAACAATTGAAATAACTACATCAGCCGCTACTGATACGCTAGCTACGACTGATATTGTGTCGCCAGTTTCCATAGCAAGTTTTTGTGGTTCACCCACGACTACTAGAGTACCGCCAGTTGGTAACGGTGCATCTTTGACCAAATATGAAGTGGTGGCGCCTGAAGTAATGTAAGCAGAAACAGTTATTGTTGCTGCTGGGCTTTTAATATTGGCAATAGTAAAGCTGTAAATAGTGGTCTGAACACCAGCACCTGACGTAAATACGACGGTTGGCGTTACACCAATATTAGAAGTTAAATAATTTTTAAATGCGGTCGGCATATATCACCCCATAATAATTGCGATTGCAACGGCTTCATTATCCGTTTCAAACGGAGCGTTACCCGCCGCGTCTTCGTAAATAGCTCGTTCCGCTGGTAACGTAACGAACACTAGTTTGGCGCCCACAGAAAAATTAACTGGAGAACCAGAATTTGAACTTGACAAAATAGTCGTGCGATCAAGAGTCGTGGATGCTGACAAGGTACCAACACCAACTTCCCACTCATCTAAAGAAGCTGTTTGATGCACTGCCGCGTAATAACACGTATTACCTACGCCAATCGCAGAATCAAAATCCTGATACGAGGGCGTGGGGCCAGTCAGAGCAAAAGAAACTGTACCTACAGTAGTAGTTAGTTCTTGGACACGGTCTTTTAGAATCAGCGCCATTATGTGATCCTGATAAGTGCGGTTGTTGCAGTTGCGGACGGGAACACAATCGTGATGTCGCCAGCCACAGCCTGTTTGTCACCACCAAAGTCTAGGACGCAAACCGATGGGTTAGTCAGGGGGTTGTTGCTGTTGTCGTTTGCAGACGGCGTGGTGTTATATATTAAACATCCCCGGGTAGTCAGGGTAACGTTCACAAACGTCAGGTCTGCGTAATCAATAAAGGCTGTAGGCGCTGTTAGGAACGTACCTAAGTTAGTCAACGCTGCCCCGCCAGCCGTGTAGTTAGGGCTGGTAACTTCGTTTGAGGACGTATACGCCGTTGTGGTTGCCCCCAAAGTTGCGGCGGCTGTATATAGCGCCAGCTTAAAGGTGTCTCCACCGGTAGCACGGAAGTCGTGCACTCCGAGGAAAAGTTCCTGCTTAAAACTGTTGCATATGCCTTGTGAGATTGCCATATTAGTTCCTCAATAAATCAAGTAGTTCGGGGTGCCCCGCCTGTATTAAACGGTTAGAAAGAGTGGTGCGATCTGACCGAACTGCTTCAATTAGGTAGTGCAATACAACCTTACGAATCTCTTCACGGTACGCTTGTGCCTGTATCCGGACAGGCTCAGGAGCCGTTTCGCTGATAAAAATCAGCTTATTGACTGCTCGTTCGGCAATTTCTTCCGGTGTCCAACCACGGTTCGTGGTGGTTTGGACTATAACATCACCCAACGTTATTTCGGCTTGCTGTGAAATCATCTGACTTTGACCCTTACTTGTCCTGATCGGTAAGCATCTTCACGGTTCTTGCCATCACCCAATTGTTTCAACAGAGCCAATGCCTCATTGTACCGCTCCGTATAGTTTTTTACTACGTCTGCTTCCTCTTTCATAAAGGTAGCCGCCTCAAGCAGTGACCCATAAAATAGGACAGATTCAAAGTTATCGCCTAGCCAAGATGTGCCAGCCGTGACAATTGACTCTGGGTAATAGAAGTAATGCAGTTCAACCTGATACGACTGGTCTGGCGTCGGCCCAAAAATAAAGGTGTCCTGATCCCATAAAGCATAATACTCAGGCAGTCCTGAATCCGTTGGAGATGGGTACGCCTGACGGATGAAGTTGACATCCTTGTCCAATAGGTAGTTGTAGTTTCCTAAGTTATCCACAACCGCGAACGAAAACACAGCCAAATAGTCATTTGGGGTTGGTAGGTACTTATTATTTACGTTGAAATTGCTAGTCGAGTTCTTACGCAACGCCGGTAGCTGCACCGTGTTGTAGATCCGTTCTTCTGCGTTTTGAACGAATACGGGGATGTTGTTAACGAAGACCGTATCGTAGTCTTCGGTGTAATCCTGTATTGCAGCAGACAGTTGTGTATAGTTCATTAGCCCATCTTCTTGCTATGACCAGTGCCCTTGGTTGCCGCCCCAGTACCGCGAGTTTTCTGGGTTTGCGTGTTAGGCACGTTGTTTGGATACCCATTATTGTTGGGTACGATAGGAACTTGCTTTACTGGCTTGTCCATTATCGGCCTCTCCCAGAGCTACGTTGGTTCATGATCTTAGCCATATTGCGACCATACTTCAGCATATCTGCATTAGTCTTGCCGCCTTTAGCCATTTTCTTTACATTGGCGTCCGGATGGGCTTTGGCGCCCTTCTTTTTCATATGCGCTTTTAATGCTGCTTTTATATCCATTTCAAACTCCTTAAGTAATTGCTACTGTTACTGTCCCCAAAGAAATACCCAAAACAAGGTTATTGGGCGTTAGGCCATCATCGTTAGCCCTAGACCCCCCAACGGGATTCCAGCCCCATTGGATGATTCTACTGCCTCCAGAGGGGTCACCGCTACCCAATACACCGGTTGCCCCCGTATCAATCTGTAACCCTGTATAGCCAGCCTGAACATAAGTCGTATCCGGTCTCGGGTTACGTAAGGCTTGTGGATCGTTAACCGGGTACATACCTAACTGCAACTGCGGCTGGTCAGGCTCCCAACAAGTTGGGCAAACCAGCAAATTCACATTTTTAGTCTTAATTACTATCTGTCTTAACTGCTTTAACTTGTAACGAAACCCGCATCTGTCGCACTGCGATATAGCCCATTTACCAGACGCAAACTTACTCGGCATGATTAATAGAACATTTCACGGGGGGCAAGTCTCAAAGACGCCTTTTCCCGATCCTCACTAGAAGCCAAGAGCCATTGCTCTTCATAAGCCGCTTTTAACATTTCTAGCCGGGGAAGCCCATTGGGCAGCTTCATAGCCAAGTAATAAGCCAATCCAGCCACCAAGCAGGGGAGCATACGGAATGGTATGTCTTGGGTATTCACCCCGTTGCCAGCGTCTTGTACGCGGCGTAGGCGCCAATAAACGTAGGTATAGAAGTTACTCTGATCTGGGGCAGGCCAGACATTGATATTTGGCAGGTTGCGAATTGAAACAGCCGCCCCAGTTAAGTGAGGCGCCGCAGTTGTATTCTCTACTCCACGGACACAGTTTTGTAGGGTATTCCCTAATATCTCGTTATACCCAATAGTCTCTGTTCCGATTTTGATAAATCCAACATAGTTCAAACCCGCTACAGAACTTAGCGTAATTGTTGTGGCAGTTGCCGAAATGTTGCCACTTAAGGTAATTCCAGTCGTCCCGGTGTCTCCAGACTGGCGGTCAATCCACACCTGAATGGGTCGGCCTTGGGCGTTCTTATTGGGGATCGTGGCGTAGGTAGAAACACTAATACGGCTGATATTAATGTCTGTCTGCTCTACTCCGGTCTGAGTTCGGATTACGGAGTCCAGCAGGTCAATTGTATCTACTGGCAGGGCATAGGTTATCTGACCCTGAACCATAGGGATCAAACCTTGCTCGATAGTCCACAGGTTGATACCCCGGTTAGCCCACTCAATCGTCAAAAGATTAAGAGAACGACGGGCTGTACGCATATTGTAGCCAGTACGTAGCTCGTCACCGCAACGCTCAAAAGCCTCTTCAATAATATTGTTGAGGTCTAGATTAAAAATAGTTGAGCCGGTTGTGGTCATGGTGTTTGACTATCGTTTTTAATATAAATCAAATCAAAAGTTGAAGTTACATAAAAACCTGAGCCGGATAATGCTATTGCTCTGGACTCTATATCTGTTTTTTCTGGAAAAGAAATAGGGTATTCAAAGTCAAATTGAGCAAATCCATTAGCTAAAGATAACTCTGCTCCGACTCGCATAACGCCGCCAAAAGGGCGAAAACAAAGTTGGCCTTTAACTGAATGGTTTGTGTTTGCACCGGCGGCTGAAAACGTGCCCGCATCTATGTACGCGGTATAGCCCGCAGGCACCGTCCAAACCGTCATTAGGGTTTGATTGGCTCCCAACGGAATTTTCGCGTAAACAGTCGCAGGGACACCTGCCGTAACAACTCCAACCCCAACATAAATATCACCAGCGGCAGTATCGCCAGAGCCAGCAGTGTTAACGAAAGAACGAAATACACGGATGAAACTGTTCGTGGTAAGAACTTCAGTCTGTCCATTTAGCGTGACCACCTCAGAAAGTTCGTTGTAATTAGCGTCTAGTCCGCTAACTGTAACTGTGCGAGCGCCAGTACCTAAAGCCGTGTCGTTATTGCTAGAACTTGAAACTTTCATGACAGAAGCAGCGCTGGGGTATACGTATATACCGCCTTGGCTCCATACCGTCTCTAAAGCGGCATCCACCACTGGATTTGAGCCAAACTTAAATAAGGTTTTGTGGCAGGCAATTTGCCCCCGAGCCACTTGTAAATTAAATGGCTCGTACAACCCCATGCGGGTTATCGAGGAGGGTACGCCTCTAGGTGCAGTCATTTTATTTTCCTATGCGGAGCAACTTTTTTAGCCACGCCTTTAGGTTGAGCCACAAACTGTTTGCCTGCGGCTTTTCCTGCACGCTTGGCGCGGGTGGTTGCGGCGTACTCTTGCGGGGAGAGCGCTTTGATGGCGCTAGAGGGGAGGTATCTTTCCCCTGTCGCATTCGATCCTTGCGTAGAAGGTTTGCCACTCTTAGTTCTCCACTTTTGTTGAGTCCATGCTTTCAGACTTTGCTGCGGCTTTTTCAAATTCGACATATCGTTCTCTTTGCCTAATCTTCCTAAAGTCTTCGGCTGTACTAATTAACCAGTCAAATACGTTTCCATCAGTCTCGGCGTCGTACACTGGGAACCTAATCTTTGTACCCACCGCCTGCTTTCTTATACTGCATAGCCAGCATCTGAGCCTTACGAGCGCTCCATTGACCCGGAGCACCGCCCTTTCCACCAGCTTTAATACGCTCAAATAATGACTTGCGCATACCAGGTTTGGTGTAATTACCAGCCTCGTTTACCTTAGACTCACCACCCTTGGCAAATCGCTTAGTCAACTTTACTCCGCCACCGGTAATCTCTCCCTTGGTGCTCATGCCCTTTGGCTTGGCGGCATAGCCCTCAAGGTAGCCCTCAATATCCAAATCCTTGCCAAGTTTTTTTGTCAGAGAAGCCCGTCCACCAAGACCTGCGCCGTACTCATCTGCGCTGCCTCCGCCTGTAACTCGCATCGAATAATCGCTTTCTACAGGCTTTGGAACACGACCACCTTCGGCATACATCTTGACCTCATTTGGATCATCTTTACGATGAATCGTCTTGGCCTTCGGCATCTTAGAAGGGTTGATAATCCCCATTCCCCGGCTTGGTCTCATTTAGCAGTACCGTCCGCCTTTAGCCATTTTTTTGACAGCCCCGCCTTTTTTCATGGCTACCATTTTGGTATCAGTTTTACCTTTCTTAGCAACCCCATCGGCAGTTTTATGACCGCTAGCCAAACCGCCACCAGCCATCTTGACTTTGCCGCCATGCTTCATTCCTAGGCTACCCATTTGAGCAGGTTTGGGCATTTGCTTCTTAAGCCCACCAGCTTCCATGCCTGCTTCTTTCATCTCATGCTTGACCATCGACTTGGGAGCACCCTTTTTCTTCATAAAGGACACTTCCTTTTTTGCCATTGCCTTTGACTCTTTCATGACTCCACCTTCCTTTTTAGTGAACTCTTTACCTACGGACGTTGGTACGCCCACCTTTTTTGCAAACTTTGGGTTATGAGCCACAGCCTGCATAAACCTTTCTTGTTTCGCTGATACGCTAGGCACGGGTCTTACCCCGGATTGCTATGCCATCAGCCCGTTTGGAAGCTGAAGATACTTTGCCTCCTTTTTTAAAAGTCTTTTGACCCGATAACATACCTGAAAGAGCTTTAAACCCAGCACCTGCGTCAAAAGATTTAGGCCCCATATCAGCAGTTGTTGTGCTGCTTGTGCTGTCTAAACGGCCCGGACGACTCATTGTTGGGTCAAAAATAGTAGATGGATCAGCCTTTACTATCTTGTTAAACCCTAAACCAGATCCTAAATCAGACCCTGCTCCAGAGCCGTATTTAATGCTATTAGCCATACCATCTACTTCACCCATAAGTGAATTTGCGGTATCTGCAATGCCAGACAGGCCACCTTCTGCGTATTTTTTAACTTTCTTTTTCATACTATTTTTCCTTGGGTCTTGCCCTTGATAGCAACACCATCAGCCCGTTTGGAGGCAGACGATACTTTGCCACCCTTTTTCATTCCAACTTTATTTTGTTCTTTTTTAATATCTTCTTCAGATAATCTGCTAAATGTAGTTG